ACTAAATATGTATAAAAATATATTTGGACTTATATAACAAAGTATGGTAACCTATACACAGCCTTACGAATTTCGTAAGAGAACCAAAGGAGATAAAAATGGAAACACAAGTAACTGCTGATAAATTAGTATCAGTCTACATAAAAATTAGAGATAAACGCAGTGCAATTTTACGCGCCTATGAAGAGCAGGATAATGTGCTGAAAGAGCAGCAAGCGATGGTTTCTAACCAAATGCTAGAAATTATGAAAGAGGTCGGTGCTACTAATATTAAAACTACTTATGGCACAGTATCTCGTAGTATTTCTACAAGGTTCACTACTAATGATTGGGGAAGTATGTATGCCTTTATAAAAGAGCATGACGCCATGCATCTTATGGAGCAACGTATTAGCCAAGGTAATATGAAAAGATTCCTGGAAGAAAATCCAGATCAACTGCCCATCGGGCTTAACAGTAGCAGTACATATACAGTGTCTGTTCGCAAAGCAAAATAAGGAGTAATTGAAATGAAATTTGACGAGAATTTAGATGAGGGCTATGATGACCAGCTCACAGATGACCAGTGGTTGTCCACTGCGGAAGTATTGGCTCTGCTAAAGATAAGTCGCCAGACTCTGGCGTCCTTTAGAAATAAAGGGTTAATAAAGGCTTACCGTAAAGGCCTGTCGGGCACAAACATATATAACAAGGCAGAACTTGCTGACTTGATCGTAAAATCAAACACTATTAGGAGCGTATAACATGGCAAACGATATAGCATTATTTAGAGAAGCAGGAGCGACAATCCCAGCACACTTACGTACTGGCGCTTTAGATAGTTTAACCAAAAGCCTTATGGGTAGCAGTGGTAGTAACAAGACTATCTCTATCAGAGGTGGAAGCTTCCGTATGGTTGTGGATGGTCAAGAAGTTATGGTTAGTGAAGACCGTGCGCTTGATGTGGTTATTGTTAATGCAGCACCACATATTAGCCGTACTTATTACGAAGGTACTTATAAAGAAGGTGAAAAGTCAGCCCCTGTATGTTGGTCTAACGATGGTACTAAACCAGACCCTTCTTCTGAAAGCCCACAAGCGAGTGCATGTGCTGTATGCCCAATGAATATAAATGGTTCGGGTCAAGGCACTTCAAGAGCTTGTAGATTCAATCGTAGATTGGCGGTTGTTGTTGGGTCACCTCATGAGAACAGTGATATTTACCGTATGGTTATCCCTGCGCAATCTATTTTTGGTAAAGCTGAAAACGGTAAAATGCCTTTAGGTGCATATGCTAAATTCATTGGGGGTCATGGGTTAACTATATCAAGTGTACTTACAGAGATTCGTTTTGATGCGAGTTCTACTGCACCTAAGTTAACATTTAGAGCGGCTAGGGCGTTAACTGTAGAAGAGATTGAAGCAGCGGGTGTCTTAGGTAGAGACCAACAAGCATTAGATGCGGTGATCTATAATCCTGTAGTAGCTGATAGTAACAAAACCCCAACTGCTGGTTATATCCCTGCACCTGCGGCGCCTGTATTCCGTGAAACTAAAGTGCAAGCTACTCCAGAAGTGGAGCCTGTGGTAAGGGAAAAGAAAGCCGCTCCTGCTCCTGCTAAGGATCTTGCTGATGTTCTAAGTCAATGGGGAGATGACGAGGACTAAGTTTTATCCCAGATAGGGGGTGTTATCACCCCCTTTTTTAGCACTAATTTATACGGGCATAGAGCTATGACACGGAGAGAATTTTTTGACATGATGTTTAGCCCATCGGGCTACATTAATATAAGAGGTCTGTACTACGACCAGACCCGCGGTAAACCTGTCTCTAAATTTTTCATTGATTTTGATGAGGCAGACGAATATATAGAGCAGCTAGTAGCAGATGGTAGAGAAGCCTATTTTGCTACGCCTACATTTGTAGATAACACCAAGCAAGCCACAGTATCTAATATTGCATATCATCGTTCATATTTTGTGGATATTGATTGCGGACCAACTAAGTTTTACAAAAGTAAACAAGAAGGTGTAACTGCCCTGTATGCGTTTTGTGAGCACACTGGGTTACCTGTGCCGATGCTAGTAGATTCAGGTAATGGCATTCATGCGTATTGGATGCTGGGGGAAGATGTACCTTATAACATATGGAAGCCTGTAGGTATTAGACTAAAAGAACTTACCCATGAGTTTGGGTTTCAAGTTGATAGTAGTGTGACAGGGGACGGAGCACGTATTTTACGAGTGCCTGATACCGTTAATACAAAAGATCCTAGTAAGAGCAAAAGAGTATATATAAAAACAGCAGTGGAGCCTATATCCTTTGCCGAGTTTTCACAGATTGTACCTCCAGCTATTACACATAACACTCTAAACTTAGGTCAGACAGATGATTTAACAAAGAGTCTTATGGGTGGGGAGTATCCCCCTAGTAAGTTTGAGATCATTCTTCGTAAAAGCCGTAAGTTCATTTCCAACCAAGAAAAAGTAAAGGTAGTCTCTACGGATAATGAAGGTAATGAATCTATTGTTTTTAAGAATAAAGTGTTTGAGCGTTGTGCAGGGTGCGCACAAGTGTTGTATGCGGATGAGCATCGCACTACATTAGAAGAACCTCTTTGGTGGGCTATATTATCTATAGCTAAAGCATGTACAGATGGAGCTGAGGCAATCCATACTATATCTGAAGGACACCCAAATTATACCGTTAGTGAGACAGAGGAAAAGTCTTCACGATTTAAAGGTCCTCGTACCTGCTTAGAGTTTCAAAAGGATAACCCTGATATATGTAGAGGGTGCATACATAAAGGAAAGATAACAAGCCCTATACAATTAGGTAAATACGTAGAATTAGCATCGCCTACTGACAACAGCATTGAAGACTTAGCGCATGAGAGTCTACAACAAAATGTAACCATGGAAGCACCACATAAATATCCTTTTGGGTGGGCTAGACGAGCTTCTGGAGGCATTGTTAGACTTAGTATGGAAGTGCAGGACGGTGATGAAACACCGGAGCAAATAGAAGATGTTATTTATGAAAATGACCTATGGGTTAAGAAGCGTTTAGACGACCCACATCATGGAGGTTCCTCCATACAGATAGTACATATAGAGCCACAGGGCCCTAATGAGCCTAAAAAGGTTACAGAGTTTATAGCCCCCCTGACGGCTATAGGTAAGAGAGATAAGTGCCAGGAACTGCTTACATTCCATGGAGTGTATAAAGCTATTACACCTAGAACACTAGGGTTATTACAAAAATATTTTGAAGATTGGGTGGCGGAATTGAAAGACAAACCAGAACAAGCAAGAGCCAGCTTTGGTTGGCACGATAATAATACAAGTTTCGTTATGGGTAGCCGTGAAGTGGCACTAGATAAGGGTATTTTATTTAGTCCTACATCAGCATCAACTGACGAAGTAACTCCTTTATATCAACGTGAGGGGTCTTTAGATACATGGAGAACTATCGCTAATTTATACGCTAAGAAGGGCAATGAAGCACGAGCTTTTGTATTGTTTGTAGGGTTTGGTGCTCCTTTATATAACTTCTTAAATCTAGGTAGCGTAACGGTGCATCTCACCAATGCAGCATCAGGTGTGGGTAAAACTACTGCTCAGAAAATGGCAGGTAGTATATGGGGTGACCCCGTTAAGACTATGATGAATAACAAAGATACCATGAACGCCAAGTACCATAGATTTGGGGTGCTACGTCATTTGCCTTTGTTAATAGATGAGATCACTAATATGGATGGTGAGGCATTGAGTGATTTTGTCTTCTCTATATCTCAAAACTCAGGCAAGAACCGTATGTCCTCACATACAAATACACTGCGTAAAAACGTAACTCAGTGGAACACCATAGCCGTAACATCAGGCAATAACAGTTTATACGACACTTTAAAACAGCATAGAGCATCAGTAGAAGGTGAGCTGTATCGGATTATAGAGCTCGAAATTGAAAGTGACGACTCTTTAGCAAAAGAAGAATCTGACTATTGGTATGACCAATTACTGCCTGAAAACTATGGTATGGCTGGAGAAGTTTTTATGACTTATGTTGTAGATAACCTACCTGAAGTTTTAGAGTTGTTAAAAGAGACCCAAAAAGAATTTGATAAGTGCGCTGGATTTACTGGTAAACAAAGATTCTATTCTGCATGTTGTGCGGCGGCTTTCACAGGTGCTATTATCGCTAAAAGATTAGGTTTGCATGACATAGATGTAGATAGCATTAAACAATGGGCTGTTACTACGTTAGGTTCTGTACAAGCTACAGTAAAAGAGTGTAGCTCTGAGGACTCGGTATCGATACTGGGTAGGTTTTTAAACGAGCATAATAGAAATGTTCTTGTAGTTAATAGCACCTCTATAGAGGTGGGTAGCGTGTTATT